AGTGTCAAAACTGCCAAAGACCCAAATTCAAGAATCAATAAAAGCCTACGTGCATGGAACTGTTAAATGGACACAAGCTTGGTAATGATGCTATGGAATTTTGGTTTGACAATTTTGATGACAGTCATTGGATTTGTTGCCAAAGAAAAATCAGAAGAGTTACATCGTCTGAACATTTTGTTAAATAAAACTCGGGAAGAAATTGCTCGAGACAACGTCACCAACCATGAAATCGAAAAGGTCACGGAGCACATTGACCAGCGGTTTAATAAGTTGGAATTTAAACTCGATGAAATGATGCGGAAGCACTATGCCCAGTAGTAGCCCCAAACAGCATCGGTTTATGGAGGCAATTGCCCATAACAAGGCGTTTGCTAAAAAAGTAGGAGTCCCTCAGTCAGTGGGTGAGGAATTTTCAAACGCCGATAAAGGCAAAAAATTTAATAGAGGTGGAACCATGAAAGAATCTAAAGCAATGGAAATGCGTCAAGCGAAACAACTTCGCAAGATTGCAGATGAAGAAGAAGCAGAAGCACACGGCATGAAGCACGGCGGTCACGCCAAGCATCATGTTAAGAAAATGGCAATGGGTGGTGCAGGTGGCATGAATCCTAAACTGGCGGCAATGATTGCGGCTGGTGCGGCTCGTGGCGGTGCACGTGGCTCACGTATGCCAGCCGCTCCTATGGCGGCTCCAATGGGTGCGCCTATGGGTGCTCCCGGCATGAAGCATGGCGGCTTGAGCAAGACTCACCACAAGCATTTAGCTGAACACCATTTGTCTATGGCTGAACACCACATGAAAATGCATGAAGGTGGTCACATGAAGAAAATGGCTAAAGGCGGAATGACTGAGCGTGAAGACATGCATGCTGAAAAAGAAGGTCGCAAAGTAGCCAAGGAAATGGAATACGACTACAAACATGGTCGCAAAATGATGGCTAAAGGTGGCTCTACTGGCATGGGTCCTCGCAACATGAGCGAAGATGTCGAAGCCGGTTCTAACAAACACGCCAAGTTTGGTGAGTCCAAGTTGCAAAAGACTGGTCATACCCGTGGCAAAAACCTTGGCGATTCCGGCAAAGTTTCACGCATTGAAGATGAAAAAGACATGAAGTCTTGGGAAAAAGAAGGCATGAAACGTGGCGGTAAAGTTCACAAGTACGCTGAAGGCGGTCACATTGGCTCCAAGGTTCATAGCCGTGGCGATGGTATTGCCCAACGTGGTCATTCACGCACCAAAATCTGCTAAGGAGAAATCATGAAAGAACATCACGAAAAGCATCATGAGCACAAGCATCATGTTCATCACATGAAAGAGCATGAAGCCGGTGGTCACGTTCATCACCACGAGCATTATGGCAAACACGCCGCAGGTCATACCAAACACCACGAGCACGTTGAGAAAATGTGCCACGGTGGTATGGCTCACGGTGGTCATGTAGGACATCACAAAAAATGATGCCCTCTCGTGGAATGGGTGCGATAGAACCCTCCAAGATGCCTAAAGGTACACGTAAAGCCCGCAGAGACAATACGGACTTTACGGAGTACAAAAAGGGCGGGAAGGTCGGTCTTTATGCCAATATTCATGCGAAGCAAGAACGTATCGCTCATGGCTCGAAAGAGCGCATGAGAAAACCCGGAAGTAAGGGTGCGCCAACGGAAGAAGCATTTATCAAATCAGCCAAGACGAGGAAAAAATGAGTCTATTACAACGACTAGAAGACGAAGCAGAAATGCTTCTTGCAGAACTGAAGGCACGTTGCGAACAATTGCGTAATGCTTTTGGCGCAAATGCTCATTCACACATTGACCCATTGATTGCAGATTTGCAAGCACATGTTGATGCACAGAAACCAGCAGACCCTGTTGTTGAAGCTCCTGTTGCAGAAACTCCTGCACCAGTTGCAGATGCCGCTCCCGCAGTAGATGCTCCTGCTACTCCTGCACAAGCGAGTTAATCATGGCTGACAAGTGGATTCAAGGCGCAATCAAAAAAGCAGGTGCTTTGCGTGAAGCTTTGCATGTCAAAGAAGGTCACAAGATTCCTGAGAAAAAGCTTGCCGCCGCCGCTAAAAAGCCCGGTAAACTTGGGCAACGTGCACGTCTCGCAGAGACATTAAGGGGAATGCATAAATGACCACTAGCGGCACAGCCTTTTTCAACTTACCGTTTAACGAGATAGCAGAAGAATGCTATGAGCGTTGCGGGGTTGAGATGCGTACTGGTTATCAGTTACGCACGGCTCGCCGCAGTATGAATTTGCTCACCATCGAGTGGGCAAACCGTGGCATTAATTTGTGGACGATTGAGCAAGGGGAGATTCCTCTTGTGCAAGGTCAAGTGTCATACCCACTACCTGATGACACCATTGACTTGCTTGACCATGTGATTCGTCAAAACGAAGGCACAACCAATCAAGAAGACATCAACATCACTCGTATTTCCGAGACGATGTATTCCACAATCCCGAATAAACTGGCTCAAGGTCGCCCTATCCAAGTTTGGATTAACAGACAGACGGCTCAAAGTAATCAGACGAACGTTCAGCTTACAAGTGCAATCACTGCGACTGCCACCTCTATACCTGTAAGCAATGCGTCAAACTTAGCGTCAGCCGGTTATATCAGCATCAATGGTGAACAGATTTACTACAACAATATTGAGAACAACACATTGAACTTGTGTTCTCGTGGGCAGAATGGGACAACTGCCGCCGCACAAGCCGCAGGTTCATTCCTAAGTGTTGTGAACAATATCAGTATCAATATCTGGCCCACCGCCAACGCAGGTGGTGGATACACCTTTGTGTATTGGAGACTGAGAAGAATCCAAGATGCTGGAGGAGGTTCCTCTATGCAAGACATTCCATTCCGTGCGTTACCTGCATTGATTGCGGGTTTGACTTACTACCTATCGGTAAAAGTTCCGGATGCAATGCCAAGAAGCGGAGATTTGAAAGCGCAATACGAAGAGCAATTCAACATGATGGCGGGTGAAGACCGTGAAAAAGCATCATTGAGGCTTGCTCCAAGACAGATGTTCTGGTGACGTATGGCAACGCAATACGCATCAGGTAAATATTCAATTGCGGAGTGTGACCGTTGCGGACAGCGGTACATGCTCAAGGAATTGAAGAAGGAGATTATCAAGACAAAACTTTTTCAAATAAAAGTTTGTCCTGAGTGTTGGGACCCTGACCAACCGCAGTTGTCACTTGGACTGTATCCAGTGTATGACCCGCAAGCGGTTAGAGAACCAAGACCTGACGTGAGTTATTACATGTCAGGCTCGAGCGGTGTACAGACTGCGGCGACCACTGGGAATTCGGTCTCGCAAGAAGGATACCCCGAGGAGGGTAGCAGAGTGTTCCAGTGGGGTTGGAATCCCATTGGGGGGTCAAGTGCCAATGATGCAGGGTTAACGCCAAACGATTTGACGTTGAATTTTGCGATTGGAACGTGCACAATTTCAACAAGTTAGGAGCGGATATGGAAAAGAAAACAGTTAAAAAGATTGCTGACCAAGAGATTCACAAGCATGAAAAGAACATGCACAAGGGAAGCAAGCCCACTAAATTTGCCAAGGGTGGCGTGACTTCAGGTGAAGACAAAGCCTTGGGTCGTAACTTGGCTCGTGTTGCCAACCAAGGGAGCAAAAAATGAGCAAGTTCAGCATGAAAAAAGGCGGTAAAGAAGTTGGCTATGCCGACATCTATGCCAAGCCTCACACAATGACCGGCAAAGAAATTGACGGTACTGAGGTCATGGAAGAAGGCGAGTATTCAACTACCAAGTCTGCTCGTGACGCTGGTGTTAGCGACCCCATTCCTAATGGCGTAAGTTACGGTACTGCTCGTATCAAGACTTCCGGTATTGAGATGCGTGGCACTGGTGCGGCTACTAAGGGCAAAATGTCAAGAGGACCAATGGCGTAATGTATTACTCAGACCTTGTTACGGCGATTAACGACTATACGGAAAACAACTTTCCGACAGTCGATGTCAATCGCTTCATTGAGCAAGCCGAGCAGAGGATTTATAACTCTGTTCAGATTCCTTCGCTCCGCAAAAACGTAACGGGTCAAGTCAGTCCTGCCAATCCATATCTTGCTTGCCCACCCGACTGGTTATCTACCTTCTCTTTGGCGGCGTACACATACGCCTCTGGAACGATTTCTACGACCTCGGGTAGCAACACCATTACCTACACTGGAATAAACGCTCAGGTGGGGCAAAACGTGACTGCAACCGGTATTCCTGCCGGTACTGTTGTCACCGCCGTTGGAACTAACTCTTGTCAGCTTTCTGCAAACGCTACTGCGACCGGCTCCGTCTCCGCCTCATTCCAAGGTCCGTATGCGTATTTGCTCAACAAGGATGTGAGTTTTATCCGTGAAGCATTTGCCTATCCATCAAATACGGGTTTACCCTTATATTATTCTTTGTTTGGTCCACAGACAACCAACCAATATGAAATGACTTTCTTGTTGGGACCCACTCCTGACCAAGTCTACAACATGGAGTTGCATTACAACTTCTATCCGCCATCAATCATTCAAGCGGCAATCTACTCCTTGGGTTCGATTACCTCCACTGGTACGTTTACAAATGGTACGTACTACAACACCGCACTAACCGGCGGCACAGGTACAGGGGCAACTGCAACCATTGTTGTCTCTGGTGGCTCCGTGACTAGCGTGACTCTGGTCGATACCGGCACAAGTTATGCAGTTGGCGATTCATTGTCAGCAACACTTCCATATATTTCTGGAACGCCAACATTCAACATTCCAGTTTCATCGATTACCAATCCGCTTGGCGAAACTTGGCTTGGGGATAATTTTGATACTGCTCTTCTCAACTATTGCTTGATGGAAGCAATTACCTATATCAAAGGCGAACAAGATTTGGTTGCTCTATACCAAAAACGTGCTGATGATGCTCTTGCACTGCTCAAACAATTGGGCGATGCCAAGGAGAAAGGTGATTCTTACCGTGATGGTGTACCGAAATATAAGGTCGTATGATAGTTCAAACCGTCACCAATTCCTTCAAATCGGACATCCTTCAAGGGTTGCAGAACCTCTTGACGGACAATTTGTACTTGGCTCTTTACACAGCCAACGCCAATTTAAACGCCAATACGGTGGCGTACGATTCCAGCAACGAAGTTTCCAGTGCCAACTATACCGCCGGAGGTCAGTTGGTCACCGGTGTCACTGTCCAAACTGACACCCAAAGCAACATCGTTTATGTGAGTTTCAATAATGTCACTTGGACAAATGTTTCGTTTGTCTGTAGAGGAGCATTACTTTACAATGCTAGTAAAAGCAACAAATCAATTGCGATACTGAACTGGGGTTCAGACAAAAATGCAGGACCAAATTTCACGGTAACTTTACCGGCGAATACACCAACGAATGCTTTAATCAGAGTTTAAACGAGGAGGAAGAATGGCAATCATCACGACTACCAAAGGCGATATGGACGACTCATTGTTGGTTCATAAATCCGGCTCCATCGACAACGAAATTGAGTACACAACTTGGGATGAGTACTATTTGGACGGCGAATTGGTCCATCGTTCTGCCCATGTGACTTTGAAAACTTCACCTTTTACCGACTTAATCGGTGCAACTTTAGGATAAATCATGGCAAACACCCAATCAATGTGCACATCGTTCCTCGGGCAATTGTTGTCTGCGGGGCATAATTTTGCGTCAAATAACGTGGCTCGCTCCGCAAGTACGGCTGATACATTCAAGGCGGCTTTGTATGTGACCACTGCAACCATCAATGCGGCTACCACTGCATATTCTGCAACCAATGAAGTGTCCGGAACTAACTATACCGCTGGTGGTGTAACGGTGACTAATGCAACCAATCCAACTTCGACCAACTCGTCATCGACTGCTGGCGTTGGTTATTGGACTCCGTCTGCAAGTATTGTTTATACAAACGTGACGTTGAGTACTGCGTTTGACACGATGTTGTTGTACAACTCAAGTCAAAGTAACGCCGCCGTTGCCGCATATACGTTTGGTTCGCAAACGATTACGGCTGGTAACTTTACTTTGACGATGCCATCGAACACGACTACGACAGCTTTAGTACGTTTGTCTACGACATAAGGAGTAGCTTATGTCGCTCGGCTGGGGTAACGAT